TTATAAAAACTAATTTTCCAGAAGATGTTTTACATGCATATGATACTTTAATACCTGGAGCTTATAAAGCGGATTTATGGAGATATTGTATTTTGTATAAAGAAGGCGGTATTTACATAGATATTAAATACAAACCATTAAACAAGTTTAAATTTATTAATGCAACAGAATCAGAACATTGGGTATTAGATATGGATGGACAAGGCATTTACAATGCATTCATTGTTTCTAAGCCAGAAAATCCTATTTTATTTGCTGCTATACGACAGATTGTTGAGAATGTGAAAAATAGATTTTATGGGTCGAATTGTTTGGAACCGACTGGCCCGCATTTATTAGCAAAATATTTCAATCAGGAACAAAAAAATACTTTTGATATGAAGCATAATTATATACATAATTATAACAATAGGTATATTTATTTCAATAATTATGCAATATTAAAAAGCTATAATGGTTATTTAGAAGAACACAATCATACTAAAAAAGTTGACCACTATGGCCATTTGTGGAATATCAGACAAATTTATAAATAAAAGTATGTATAGATATTATATGAATCATTTTTTTCATTTTATGGTATTAAATATGAAAAAAAATACAGATCGACTCGCATCTATTACTAGTTCTTTAGATCAAATACCTTGTAGTTATACAATCGTTGAGGCAATAGATGGTACAAACATGGAAAATGACGAAGATGTTAAAAAAATAATAACACCTGTTCCTAGACTTTTTGGTGCGCTATTTCAAAGTATAGACACCAAAAAAAAATGGATATATGATGGCACTATTTCAAAGTCATTTCCTAATTTGAATTTATATGGACACTATGGAACAAAAGGACTCACATTGTCTAATCTGAAGGCTTTTATGATTGCATCTAATATGAATTTTGAATGGTTTTGTGTACTAGAAGATGATGCAGAAATAAATGGTGATATATACAATAAAATTATACACTTTATAAAAAACAATAAAAATAATGATATTATTTTATTGGATGCAAGAAACAATGGATGGGGTGGTACATCTGCCATTTTATATAATAAAAGAGTCATTCAAAAACTAATTATTGACTTGCATCCATTATCAAAATTCTCAATATTTTCAGATAAATTCGGTGATGCAAATTTAGGAAACTTGTGGGATTGGAAGCTATGGAAGTATGTTATGTATATAAATAAAAATTTTACAACATTTCCTTGTGTGTCATCGGGTAATTTTATATCCACTATTTCTATATAAATGGAAAATGTTTCAATCATTGTATCAAGGTTTAATGAAGACTTGAAATGGACATTAGAATATCCATTTCATAAATTCAAGTATATTGTTTATAACAAGGGTGATAATGATAACTTTGAGAAAACAAATGTTATAAAAATAATACATGTTGAAAATGTTGGAAAAAATGATCATACCTATTTGTATCATATCGTTACAAATTATACACATCTGTCAAATATTATTGTTTTTTTTCCCGGTTCTGTCCATATTGATTATAAAAAACAAAAGGCGACAACTATTTTAAATAATATAATAAAAAGTAACTATACAAAAGCATATTTTGTTGGTTATTATCAAGCAAATATTAAAGATAGTTTTTATGATTTTCAACTAGATGAGTGGAAAACTACGGATTTACAAAATTTTGTTAAAAATGATGAAACAAAATTGCAGTTAGCAAAAATAAGACCCTATGGACTATGGTATAAATATTTTTTTGGTAATACTATCGCGCATTGGAGTACATGGTGGGGTATTTTTTCTATTGATAAAAGAGATATCCTTCAACATCCTATTACTAGATATCAATATTTAATGGAAATTATTAATAAACATTCCAACCCAGAAGCGGGACATTATATAGAACGTTCTTGGGGGGCTATATTTTTCCCATTCATGTATACTCGAAAAATATCTAGTTAACTAAATAGTACTTCAGGGCTTATCATAATTCTTGCAGCAGAATTTTGTCTTGCTTGAATATGGAATGCTCTATGTTCACAATCTTCATATCTACCATCTGATGTAACATATTTTTTAAATACAATCTTTGAACCAGCGGCTTTAGAATGAGCTAATAAGTTTATAGCAGGAACTAAATCTAGACGGATTCTCCCATCGTAATATGTTTTTAAAAATTTGTTTGTTCTATATATTGAAAAACCATTAAACGAGGAAATACATGGCAACAATTCATTTGGCGGTAGTTTGTTTAAAAGTTGGGTTACATACTTTTGTATAATGTTGTAAAATTCTACATTGTTTTCAAAATGATTATAACTGAAACAATACGGCCAAATAGAGAGACCCCATATATCATAATAAGATGGACTTGAATTGAAAGATAAACCATCCCAGTCTTCTCTCTTTAAAGAATTTCGTAAAGGTTCTAGATGCAATTCTTTGCAATTTACATCATCCATATCCATCATAATAAAATAAGGAAATGTTTCTACGTTTTGTTTTACATAATCCAAACAAAAATTACGCGCAGCAGCTATATTATGAGTTCTAAGTTGGGACACTGGTTTGCTGTTTATATATAATATCATTTTTGGGTTAGTTAGTTGATATTTTTTAAGAATTTGCAATGTATTATCAAACGATTTATCGTAATAAATCATTATTTTATAGTCGTCAAAGAGAGAACCTATTTTTTCCATATTGGAAAGAGTTTTTGTTAAATAAGCTCCGCAATTTTTCACAGGTCCACATATACAACAATTCATCCACCTTTATAAAATCCACTTTTAAAAAAAGTGGGACAAAACCCACCTTTCCTAAAGGTGTAAGGGAGGGATCATTAGGGAACCTTGGTTCCCGTAAAAAAATTGAAAACATTTATATTCTCTCTTATATATTTTACAAAGAGAGAATGTATCATGTGGTGACTAGCCGATTTAATAATGAAACTATAGAAATAAATCACACATATAGGTTAAAAAAAGGGTTTGAATGTATGTATTGTACACCCTTAGAACTTTCACCAAAATTAGAATATAATACACCTGTATTTGTTATTGAAATGAACAATTCCACTAACAAAATTGAAGGTATCGGTTTCATTAAAAATAAACCAGAAACTTCCAAATATTATAAAGTACACTCTGATAGCAATACAAATAGATTCACTTACATTGGAAAATATTTTATTTCTCGTGATTTTATAGACGAGTATAATCCTTTATTAGTATATATATTAGATAAAATCCTATTTAAAGGATATACTCATTCAAAAAGAGGTGCAGGATTAACGTTGCTACCAGAAAAAGTATTCTCTCTGGAAACATGTGAAGGAATGAATGTTAAAAAGGAAATTAAACAACTATTCCTATATAAATTTAGAGAGAAATTGCTTGAAAGAGATACATTACATTTCTTCTTTTAATTTAAAACAATTTTATGTTATTATCTATAAATGGACAATATTGATACAAATGTTTCTAATTATTCTCTCTCTGAATTATTAGACATTGTTGGTATACAGGATGAAGATATAAATACTGAAGAAATTACAGAAAAAACAAATAAATTAATGAAACAATTCAAAAATAAAAATCCCAACGTGTCTTTTTTTTTTAAAGATGTGCAGGATCAGTTATTACATTATGCAAAAGGACTAGAACCAGATTTTGACCTTGATACTGAAGGGAAAATTGTTGTGGAAGGTTTCTCAACGAATGAAGCCACATATCCTGCAGGAGATCAACAAGTCACAAATTGGTATGAAAATCAAGTTCTTACACAAAGTGATGAAAATCAAACCAGTAAAATTACTCAGAGAAAACAAAAAATTGACGTTTATGGTAATGAATCAGTACCAATGAACCGCCAGCAGATTGCCACCACAGACACTTATCAATTGCCAGTAAAACAGGATTCTTTAAACCCCAATTTGAAAAATACAATTTCACGATTTGTCAACTTAGATAGTCAATTTAGACAATATACAAATGGTTTAGATAGTACTTCTACAGACTATACACTGAATCTCTCTGATTCATTAAAAGATGCGCTTAGTTTGTCGATATACTCGTATCAAATTCCTTACAGCTGGTACATCATTGATGATGCTTATGGCAATACATGTTTTTGGATACACGACCCTGTAACTCAACAATATATTAATATTTATGTACCTCCTGGTAATTATACTGCAACTACATTTCAAACACAATTAAATACTTCTTTCTTAGTCGCAGGAATTACTACACCAGCAGTTGGACCACCTTATGACTTGTCTGCAAATAGTCCTGTCTATTATAATTCAAATAATGGAATAATTACTTTGTTTTTGTATGGTGGTTCTTATAATGATCCTCTTGGTACAAGTCCATCGTTTTCAATAAATGAAAATTGTTCTATATTTTTTTACGATTTTACAGGGATTTTAAATTGTCGTGAGGTTTGTGCAAGTAAATCAAATCATTTTTTTAACAGCACTCTTGGATGGATTATGGGATACAGACTTCCATATGTATATGTTGACCCAAATGGAAATAGAGGATCCTCTATATTAGACTTGAATGGTACAAAATATTTAATATTAGTTATTGATGATTATAATCAAAATCATGTCAACAATAGTCTTGTCTCTATTACTCAATATTCAAACACTTTAAAAATTCCAGAATATTATTCAACAGATGTACCTTATACATGCGTTACTCCACAACAACAAGGCAATAATTTGCAAGAAATCGTTGACGAAGTTACTTTACAAAGTGTATTTGATGAACAAACTATTAATGTGAAAAATGGCCTACTTGTTGCTGGAAAATATCAGCAAGAATATGTATCTAGACAGCAGGTTCTACCAAGCGCACCTCGCACACTTACTCAGTCTCAAATTTATACCATCAACGAAATAAATAAAAATAATAATAACATGACTAATTATTTATCCAAAGCACCTACTAGTTCAGATATTTTGGCTATTTTACCCGTAAAAACTGCAACGAATATACCTGTAGGATCTTTATTGGTTGAATTCAGTGGTTCTTTACAAGATAATATTCGTACTTATTTTGGTCCGGTGAATATCGATAGAATGAATGTTAAATTGCTTGATGATAAAGGTAATGTATTAAATTTAAATGGTAATGACTGGTGTGTAACAATGATTTGTAATTGTTTATATCAATATTAGATTTTTGGTTTTTATATTGTATTATAGTATGGGTATAATTATGAACATATATGATGAAGTCGGGTCTTATGGTCCTAATATTCTCATCCTTCTCTCTATTTATCTTTTATGGGATCAAAATAATCTTTTTTTTTATTACGTTATAGGTATTTTTATAGACTCTATCATGAATCTTATTTTAAAAGGTATCATACAAGAACCACGACCTAGTTTTAATTCAAAAGAATTCAATTTAGCTCTTAAAAATAATAAACGTTTTGTTTATAAAGATGGTATACCATTTGACATTTTTGGTATGCCATCAGGACATTCATCATCTGTTATTTTTTCCACTATTTTTATACATCTTGCTTTAAGAAAGACAAAATGGTTGTATATATATTTAACTATTAGTGCTATTGTTATTAGTAAACGTGTAGTCTACGAATATCATACTATTTATCAAGTAATTGCAGGGGCTTTTGTGGGTGCTTTACTTGCATATGTTGTCTATCAACTTGCCGAAAAGAAGTTGAAAGGACGCATTAGAGAGAAACCTGATGATAATGGACCTATATAAGTTTCTAGTTAAATAAATAGTATATATGTATATAAAATGTCTTGTCCGAGAAATTCATCATCAGTTACAAGTTCTACTAATAGTACAAGTACTGGTTATGTTGGCAGTAATAGTAATGCAAGTAATAATATGACCATGACTGATAGTGATAGATCACAATATAATAACAATTTGACCCAAACAAATCCTAACTACTCACAAAGTAAATGCAGAAAAATTAGCAATCAATATCCTAGGTTTACTCCTGTTATTTTTAGTTTATCTATAGACGATAGTGTTAAAGGCGCTTACTCAGTTGTTATAATAAACGGATTAAATTTTTTACCTACATCTATTGGTACTACTTATGTGAATTTTGGTTCATTTAGAAGATTGCCTATCATCTATTTTAATAGTAATACTCTCTCGTTTACAATTCCTTTGAATGCACAAGCTGGAAATTATTCTGTCGTAGTTGTAAATGTATACAATGGTAATTTTAGTCCTCAGGCAAATACTTCGTATCCAGGGAATTTAAACGTTTCAAATGCAAAAATATATACTATTACTTGAATTATTTTAGGTATATATATATAATGCCTAATAAAAAGTCTAATAGACGTAGGAAAAAAATCGGGGGCGAAGGAAACTATATTGAAAACAGCTCGAATAATGACGAACCCGTTAATCCGCAGAATGATAGTGAAAAATATGGGTCGGTGATGAATAATGATACCTTTAATATTTCTTCTGACAAAGAAGTAGCAGAGGAAAGAAAAAAAATTCTCAAAAAACTAGGCTAAATAGGGATGATATTATCGAAGAAGACAAAAATGCTGCGATAAAAAAATACAAAAATGAAGAAAGAATACGGCTAGAGAAAGAAGCGCTAGCTAAGCATAGAGATATTCAAGAAAAAGATTCAGAGCTAAAAAAAAATAATCCTTATGCATACCTTCATGCAGAAGGTAGAAGCAACGGCCCGTTTGATCAATTACAAAAAGCAGTCGAAGAGAATTTAAATGTGACATTTCTTTTAACTAGATGTGAAGGAGCGTGCTTGCGTCGAATAATAAAAAAAAGTGAAGTTAAGGGTTTAGAAATAATTAATGAAGGTGTGGTAGTTGAATTGGTTAGCGGTGATCCTTTCAAAAGATATTATGATGGAAATAGAGAACAAAAACTACTTAAATCTAAAGATTTAGAAAAATTTGTAGCGCCCGGTACATTTACGTTAGAACTTATCGATCCGGCAAACCCTCCGGCCATTAGAGAAGGAGGCAAAACACGTCGTCATAAGAAAAAATATAGAAAATCTAGAAAATCTAGAAAGAATCGCAAATTTTAAAACAAAACAAATATATATGAAATACTTTTATCTATATATATTTGGTTTAGTATTCTTCATTGTTGTAATGGCTTATTGGAATACCCTTTTTTTGAGAGAAGGATTCAACGCTAATACCCAATATTTCCTTTTATTAGGAGATAGTATTTTAAATAATGAAGTCTATGTAGCAAATGGGAAAGCAGTCAATCAATTATTAAACGATAGTACAAATAATAGAACTACTTGTTTAGCCAAAAATGATGCCACTATTGTTGATGTATACGATCAAGTTGGTAACATACCAGATAAATTAAAATATTCTTCTGATACTACTATTTTTCTCTCTGTTGGAGGGAATGACATCTTAAATCAGTCTTCCGACAAAGATGGAGGTCAAGTGGATTCCAAGGTAATAAGTACAATCTTTTCTGTGTATAAACCTCTTATTAAAAGTATTCAAACAATTATGCCAAAAGCTCAGTTGGTGCTATTGGATATTTATTATCCAGACAATATTAAATATAAACAATTTCACGAGGCGATTCGTGAATGGAATGACAAGCTTTATAAGTATGCGAGTGAAAATAATGTAAGCGTATTGCGAATTAGTGACATTTTGACGAAACCAGAAGATTTTAGTTTAGAAATTGAACCTTCTGCTATCGGAGGGAAAAAATTGGCAGATGCTATTTTAAGAAACTATTAATTATTCTACACGATAATAGATTAGAAGTTGATAGCTTTTCATGAAATTCCATTTCATTGGAGTACCATCTGCGTGTGCGGATCCGCCAAATTCCCACGTATAATCTCTGTTCAAATTCTTTTTCCATTCAAAAGGTACTAAACGATGAGAACTCATACCATCGTAACCCATTTCTTTGCCTTCACATGTAATTGTTGCACAAAAATGTTCTTTTTCTGTATCACGAATCACTGCACTATCCAGCTGATATTTCGCTTTATTTACATTGAATGTCGCTGGTTTTTTATTCATTTTTTCTGCATCTTCTTCAAAAAATTCAATAACAATAATATGTGGTAAATGTGTCATATTTTTAACAGCATTCGCAAGTGTAACTTTCCAAGTAGTATCTATATATCTTAAAAATAATAGTTGAATAGAGTTATTGTTTAGGTAATTGATAATAGACATATAATATAATATTGGATTCCCTGCATCATCTACATTCACAATGTCCGGATTTTTTTGTTTATAAGACTCTGGAATTTGTCTAAACAAATCAAAAATAATGCTGTTTGTGTCCAATTCATATGCAAACTTGTTTCCTTTTAAGCAACTATCTATTCCGAAATTTAGAAGCGCAAATGCATTGCGTAAATGAATAGGTATTGACGTCTTGTTTTTTTGTATGCCCTTTATCATTAGTTGACGCAAAAAATGGAAGAATTTACGGCCTTTATCGCTTATAAAAAATGTCACGAAAAGGGCATTAAACCAGCAGTTACCATGTGATTGAATTGGCGGTACAATTTTCGCCGGATCTACATGCTTATTTGCTCTCAAATTTTTCAACAATACCGCTTCTGCCCTTGGTGTATCATACTCAAGACATTCATTTGAAATATATATTTTAAGTGGTTCTTTTAACTGATATGCTTTTTCTAGATTACAGCTTTCTACATGTTCACGTGGTATAGAAGCGAGAGTTACTAAATCTTGATTGATTGTTGGGCTATAAGAGTTTGTTACTCTTTTTATAGGATGCGCATTTTTTAAAGGGACAAATAAGTGTTTATATTGTCGCTTAATTGTGCCTTTATGTATTTTTCTTTCTCTCTTTCGTTTCGTTTTACTCCGGTGTTTTTCTATTTTTTTTTCTATTTTTTTTAGTTTTTTTTCCAATTGTTTATATTTGTCCATATAATAATAGAATATTATATTATACATATATAGTATATGGGAGCAGGTATATTGCCAGCAACAATACATAATGGTAAATTGTATTTTTTATTCGGTAAAGAAAGCAAATTTGAGGATTCGGCGCCAGGATTTTCCGACTTTGGAGGCGGTACCGACAACAATGAATCTTATTTTGAAACCGCCGTAAGAGAAGCAGGTGAAGAGTTTACTGGATTTTTAGGAGATGACGCCGATGTTCGCAAAATGCTAAAGAAATTCGGCACATA